ATGACGTTCTCCTGGCTTGAGGTTTCGGTGAAGTTTCGCAACTCCAGCCGTACCCCAACCAAGGGCGGCATGACCACGTTCACTTTTGTGGCCAACTGTCAGGTGATAACCATCTCACTACACTTTGATGACTGCGGCAGGATGTTCTGGTCTGTCATTGTAACTGGGCAAGGGGCCGGCCGAGCTCTTCTGATCATCTGCGGCGGCGGAGCCGCCACCATGTTGGCCTTTCTGGGGCAGGTCTTTAACGATCCGCAATCGGCGCTGGCTCCCATCAAGCAGGACCTTGCTTCCGCCCTTGTCCTCTTTGTCCTTGGGGCCGTGGCAGCAACCCTTGTTGCGGGTTTGACCTACATGTCACAGCTTTTCTATAGTGAAAGTACTAATATAAAGGCAGGCCAACTGTTGCAAAGGCCTTGGCCGGGTCAAGACACGCCGGATCAGCAAGAAAATTTAGATAAAAAAAACTGGGCCCACAGGGTCGGATTAGTGTTTCATGTTTTGACAACTTGCGCGTGGATTGTAGCCCTTGGATTATTCCTCTGGGGTTGTCATCAAGCAGGCTCCGCTGTCAACAAGGCCCTCTCCCATCCCGCAACTATCACTTCCCCCCAGAACAACAGCACTGCCCGCCCCGATCAGACAACTGGGACGTATGGCTGGATGGTTGATACCAATTCTTCAGCGTCTCCACGTGAGGATTGCGTCTGAATCAGCTGATTTGACCCCCAACAATCCCTGACACATTCTGATCAGGCCAACCCCGCCCGCTCACCCCTCTGGTCCACGGCGTCGGCCTCGATATCAGCCAGGCGCGCCACGTTGTCCGGGTCCGGCGTCACACCAGCCTGTTCAGCGGCCATGATCGCCCGCAACGGACGCACGGCTGCGGCGTCCAGCACGGCCAAGGCCGCATCGATCTCTGCCACCCGCGCGGCGTTGGCCGCCGCCAGATCCACCACCCAGCCCCCGGTCCCTGCGTCCCAGACTTCAAACTCGCCCGGGGCCGTGTCCGTCAGGCCCGCCTGGATCGGCCCCAACTCCGTGATCTCCACCACCTCGCCCGTGGCCGTGGAGTACATCACCACCCCCCGGTGATCCTCGGTCAGCTCCCAGGCCGCGCCCGTCCACACGGGCCACTGGAAATCCCCCGGCTCGGGCGGCTCCGTCGTCGTCGCATTGGCAGGCAGCAGAAACACGTCCAGCCCCGCCTTCCTGGTCTCCAGGGGATCAAGGGCCGCCACGCCCCCACCCAGATATTCCCCGGTCTCGGGATGATAATTGTAAATATCCATGGCTCCTCCTAATACTTGATGATGAACATCAGCGCCCGGTTGCGCGGGCGAGTCTCACTTCCGCCACTGGCCGAGGTGCCGCCGGATTTCGCACCATATCCTGCGCCATCGCTGACGTTCGCAGGGTGCGAGGTGTCCACATCCGCACAGCCGGAATGGGCGTGTGACCTGTAGTCGTCGGCCTGATAGCTGCCGAACGTGCGTCCGGAGTCCGCGCCCCGGCCATGGTCCCAGCCGCGCACGAACTCGCCGCGCAGATCCGGCAGATTGAAAGTCCCGCTCCCCGAGCCGAAGACCGTACCCAGCACCCCGTACAGGTCTGCGTAGGTGCTGGTGGACAGGCTGGCCCCGTTGCACTCCAGCCAACCGGCGGGCACGGCGCTGGCGGCCAGGGCCAGCACCGTGCCCACGGGCACGCCGCCGCTGATCTTCCAGGTCCCGTCCCCGGCCAGGAATCTGGTGGCCGCGCCAGCGCCCGGGGCGGGCACCAGGCCCCGCGTCCCGCCCGCGCCCGCATCGCCCACCATGTCGCTCAAACGGGCCAGGTCCAGCAGCCCCCCGGCACCCAGCACAGGGACCTGCCCCTGTGCCGTGCCCAGCTCCGCGAACGCGCCCGTGCCCAGGCCCATGAGGTTCAGGCCCGCCCGCAGGTCCTCCAGATCCTGATCCGTGATCTCGGTCATGCCCACGAACAGGCTGACCCGGGCCACGGGCAGCGCGCCCGGGGGGATGCCCGGGTCCTCGGGCACGGCGGCCTCGGTTCCGGTGGCCACGCCCACGGTTCCGCTGGCCGCATCGATGTACACGATGTCCCGGCGCGGCTCGGCCCCGGGCGCGGTCAGGCTGTCCGTGCTTTGCGCGGCCACTTCCAGGGCCAGTCCCCCCAGGGCCGGGATCACGCCCGGGGCCAGGCGCACGGTCATGTCCGGGGTGTCCTGGGCGCATGGCGCAAACAGGGCCGCCAGCCGCGCCAGGATCTTCACGCAGCCGTCCAGGATGGTCTTGTAGGTCACAGAGTCAACGCCCGTAAAAACGGGCTGTATCCATTTGGCTGTCGGCATTGGTCCTCCTACACGCCCATGGCGGTCCAGTTGATGCTGCCGCCCACGTCCGTGCCTGTGGCGTCAAACACCCGGGCCATGAAGCCCGTGGCGGTGACGTCGTTGTACATGGGCAGCAGCGGAACGCTCCCGGCCGCGCTGAGCTGCACGTTGATCCTGTCGGTATGGAACGGGCGCGAGAACTCCACGGCCAGGCCGCCCACGGGCACCACAACCCCGTTGGCCGATTCGGCCCGCTCGGACACATCCACGACCATGGTCAGGGCCTGGACCACTCCCTGACCCGTGGCCGGGTCCAGGCCCACGCCCGGGCGCAGGTGCCGCGCCTCCACGCTGCCCAGGGTCCAGGGGGACATGCCGCTCCAGGCCCCTGCGTCCAGGCGGTGGTCCAGCTGGAACTCCGGGTCTGCGGCCCCGCGCGTCTCGCCCGGCCCCAGCCGCCCCACGGTCTGGGACCAGACCCGCAGATCCGGGGCGTCGAACCCCATGTCCACGGCCTGGCCCTGGTACAGGGCGTAGGCCACGGGGTTGGGATTGAAGCTGTCAAAGGTCTCCCAGCCATCGTCGCTGGCCGTGCCCAGGGCCAGGGGCACCAGCTCGCGGGTCACGGGATGCACCACAAAGCCGTCCATGGCGCCCGGCCAACGCGGGTGCTCGCTGGATGTCAGGACAATGTCGTTGAAATTGGTGACGGTGATGTTCGCCACGGCGGCGGCCTGGCTGGGATTTTTGGAGGTGTCCAGGGCTTTGATGCCCACGGTCCAGGAGCCGGGCGGCAGGGACGCCGTGTCCAACAGGTCGCCCCTGTTTGCGCTGATGACCCCCTGGGCATTCTCCCAGTTCCAGGACCCCTGGGGGGTGTAGCGGATCTCGTAACCGCCCAGGTCCTTGTCCACCACCTCTGTCCACCTGAACGTGCACAGCGCGCCGTTCTGCTGCACGGTCAGGCTGGCCACGTTGCTGGGCGGCTCGGTCTTGCCGACAACGGTGTGCCCGTCCTCTTGCGCCCACTCGCTGTAAACGCCCATGGCGTTGCGCGCCCGCACCCGCACGTCGACGTCCGCGCCGTCCTGCACGTCGTAGATCCAGGTCTCCATGGCCGAGCCAGGCAGGGTCTGGGCATTGACCCAGGCCTCGCTGGCGCTGGCCTTGTACTGGACCTCGATGCTCCCGCCCTGCAGCACGTAGCCGTCGTCCACCTCGTCCCAGGCCAGCTTCAGACGGCTGGCCACGGTGCCGTCGCCGCGCAGATACAACTCGCTGGTGCCGCTGCTCAGCGCCAGGTTCCGGGGCGCGTCCACGGTGGACCAGTTGGGCAGCCCAGTGTCCGGGGCCGGGTCCACGGCCTCCAGGTCCGGATCGTCAAAGGAGGCCTCGGCCGTCTCCTTGACCTTCAGGTCGATGCCCAGGCGCGGGGGCTGGTCCTCGCCGCCGTCGCGCAGGGCAATGGCCGCATTGAGCACCAGGAACGGCTTGTCCACCCAACCGAACTTGGGGATGCTCAGGCGCACGGGCAGGCCGACGGCGCAGCGCAGGCCCGAGATCTTCAGGGGCAGGGTGAAGGCGATCTGCTGGCGGTTCTCTGCCAGCTCGATCTTGGCCACCCGCTGGGCGCGGTAGGGCGAAAGATTGAAGGGCTGGTCGGCGTTCAGCCACAGGGGATCCCCGTTGTCCTCGGCCAGGTAGGCCGCGCTGCTCACCGCCGGGTAGTCCGTGGTCTCCCAGGTCTCGGGGTTGGTGTACAGGCCCCTGATGCCGTTGCCCAACTCGCTGCGCGTGGTGCGCGTGACCAGGCCGCTGATGGGCCCGTCCAGGTCGTCCAGGGTCAGGGTGATGGTCGGCTCACGCCAGGCCGCCGTGTACAGGCGGATGCCGCTGGCGCTGGGCACCAGCATCCCCCGGCAACTGGTCAGCATGTTCTTGATGGTGGTTTCCGGGACCTGGTCCAGGGTGAACTCGCCGTCCACGGTGTAGCGCTTTTCGCTGCCGCCGCCCGGGATGGCCACGTCCTCGTCGCAGATATTGGCCTCGGCGATCCAGTTGTCGTCGTGCAGGTCCTCGGCCGGGAACCGCAGCTTCGGATGGTTGAGCAGCAAGTCCCGGATGCACAGGGCCAGGTTGTTGCTGTAGGCCGTCGCGGACGTGCGCGGGTCCATCACCCGGCGTCCGCGCACCACGGCTTTCCACTGCGGAATGCCCGAAAACTTCTCGTCCCACTTGCAGAGCATGTACAGCTTGGCGCAGCCGTACTGGCGGTGGGCGTTGGTCCAGCCCCCGCCGCTCACGGCCTCCATGGTCGCCTGCAGGTCCGCGTCGCCCTCCACGGTGCCGTTGCCGAACTTGAACTGGATCAGGTTCTTGTAGTCGCCGTTCTGCACCCAGCCGCCTGCATCCAGGGTCACGGCCTGGTCATAGACATACAGCTGTTCCAGCCCGTCGATGGGGCAGCCGGTGAGGGTCCACAGGGTATGCAGGTTCTTGTTCTTGCTGCCGTTGCTGTGCCACCAGGTCAGTGACCCGCCGATGCGGCAGCGGCCATAGACCCAGCGGTGGTAGCTGATGGCCTGGCGCACGTTCTGGTCGCGGCCTTCGGCTGCGGCCGCAGCGCTGAAGGACTGCTCGTCCTTCTTTGCCCCGCCGCCCAGAACCGAGGCGGCGGCCATCAGCCCCACGGACACGTACATCCCGCCCATGGCCGTCCATTGCATGGTGGCCGGCAACAGGAACTGTGTGCCGGGCAGTACGCAGGCGGCCACCACGGCAGCCACCGAGAGCACGCTGGAGATGATCCCGCCGGAACTTCCGCCCATCAGAGCACCCTCCAGGCCCGCAGGGCCTCGCGCAGGGGCAGACGGGCCAACCCCCGGGGGCGCACGGCCACGGCCACCTTGCCCAGGGTGTCGATGATTCCCAGGCCCGGGCCGTCGTCCACCGCCACCAGGGCCACGTCGCCGCGCCTGGCAAAGGCGGGCGGGATCTCGGGCCACCCCATGCCGACGGCGATGAGCTCCATGGTCTGTTCGACCCCGCCGCCCGAGTATTCCTTGAGCTTGCGCGCGGCGCCCAGGGCCGTGGAGTAGCTCCCCCGAAACCAGTGGGCCGCGTCAAACCCGGTCATGGCCAGCACGCAGTCCGCCGCGAACAGACAGCAGTCGTGACCGCCCCAGGCAAAGGGCCTGCCCTGGGCCTCGCGCAGGGCCAGGGCCAGGCGGCCTGTCCAGTCCTTCATGCGGCGCATCAGTTCTTGCCCCACTTGATCTCGTCGTCCTGCACGCCCTCCACGAACTCAAACCCCAGGTCTCCCGGGTAGTCGATCTGCTGGTCCTCGTGGGTGTGGCGGCGTTCACTGGCCTGGCGCAGCAGGATAAAGCGCGACTCGGCGGAAACAGACGCCGAGAACCGCTCCGGGCCGGGCTCCAGCATGGGCACGTCCGTCAGGCCCTTGAACAGCGGAAGCACCCCGGCCACGCCACCCTCCGGGGCCCACAGCCCCAGGGACAGCACGGCCTCCTCGCCCTGGCGCATCTCGTTCAGGGCGGTCTGGATCCATTCGTCGCCGATGTCGTTCAGGGCAAAGGTCATGCCCGCCGCAAACAGGTCGCTGGTCTCCTCCACGGGACTGGCCTGGGCCGCCGAACCGCCGCCGTGGTAGATCTCGCCGCCCAGCTCCAGGTCCCCCAACCCGGTCCAGCAGTTGAACGGCCCGGAGGCCGTGCCGATCTTGCCCACCAGAAACGGATAGACCACGTCGGCCAGCAGGGCGGCCTCAAAAGCGGCTTCCATCTCGCGATCGGCCATCAGATCACCTCCGCGGCGGCCACGGTCATGTTGCTGAACAGGATGGGCGGCAACACGGTCCTGGCCAACTCGTTGCTGGACAGGCGGAACCGGCACACGGTGTTGCTGGTCACGATGGGCGACGCCGCCGTGGGGGACTCGCGCAGGCTGGGCCAAAACAACAGGTCGGCCCGGCCGTTCTCGTCGGCGTCCACGTCGTCCAGCACGTAGTGCAGGCGGCTGGTGGCCCCGGTGCCCAACTGGATGTAATCGCCGCGCAGCAGCACGCCCGAGGCGTTGGGGGTCCAGCCGCTGGTGGACAGCTCGTTGCCTGTCTGGCTGGCTCCGTTGACCACGGGGTCCCCGGCCACGGACCCGCGCGGGGTCCTGGACCCGGGGTCGCCCAACAGGAAGGTGCCGCACCTGCCGTTGAGCTTCAAGAGCAGGGAGTACAACAGCTCGGCGCGCTCCCGGCGCATGGCCGGGAAATTGAAGGTCAGTTCCCAGCGCTGCCCCCCCCAGTCCTGGGGTTGCTGGCTGAAGGTGTACGGGCTCTCGGACACGGCCACCACGGGCCGGGCGATCCAGGTGCATTCGCTGGGGTACACGGTGGGGAAGGCCAGGGGGTAGGTGATGGCCATCAGTTTCTCCTCCCGCGCCGCTGGCTGTCCTTCAGGGCCACCAGGCTCTTCTGGGCCGCCAGGGTGGCGATCTGGTTGGCCATGGTCCGCAGTTGGCCCACCACGGAACCGTCCGCCCCGCGAAAGTCAAAGTGCAGGTGCTGGGTCAGCCCGCCCATGCCCACGCCGTTGATGGAGAGATCTCCGCGCGAATTGCGCACAATGGGAAAGAGACCTTCTTCCCCGGCCTCGCCGCCCACGCCCACGTTGCGCCCGCCCGGCCCGTAGCGGAACAGGGTGGGGCTGTCCAGGATCCCGCCTTGGGCAAAGGGCACCACGCCCGAGGCGTCAAAGACGTTGCCCTTGGCGTTGAACAGGGCCGTGATGGAACCGAGGAACCCGCCGCCGGACGAGCCGCCGCTGGAAAACGAGCCCATCAGCTCGTCCATGACGTTGTTGCTGGCCATGCGGGTCATGGAGTCCAGGAAGTAGTCCTTCAGGCTGTTCAGATTGAACTCGCCGGTCTTGCGGTATTCCACCCAGACATTGCCCATCTGGTAGCCCGTATCCACGGCCACCTGGCCGATCTCGGCCCAGCTGTCCTTGGCTATCTCGGCGGCCTGGGTCTCGCGTTCCACGCGCGCCATGACCTGCTCGGCCTGGGTCTGGGTGAACGCCTCCTCATAGCCATGCAGCGCCAGCATGGTCTCCTCGTACAGGGTGCTGCGCTGGGCCATCCACTCGCGTTCTTTTTCAAGGATCGCCTCGTCCACCTGGGCCTCGCCCTGCTGGCGGTCGTCCCAGATCTTCTCGTAGCTCTTGAGCAGGTAGGCCAGGTGCTCGTCGCTGCCCGCCAGGATGTAGTTGGACTTCGTCGCCTTGGCCGGGGCCCTGGTCGCGCCTCCGGTGCCGCTGGACGCCGTGGATGTTGGCGCAGCCGTGGCCTGGGGGTGGGCCTTGTCCCACATGGCCTGGACATCGCTCACGACCCCGGACAGCGCCTTGACCTCGGGCGCAGGGGGTAGGGTTATGGCCAGGCCCTTGTCCGAGTCCGACAGCGAGTCGATCAGCCTGTCGAGATACGAGCCCTGCTTCAGCGCCTCGATCTTGGCCATGTCCTCGTCGGACAGGCCCAGGGCCATGTTGCCCAGGCTTTCGCCCAGGTCGTGGGCGAACTTCAACAGGGCGATGGTCCGCCCGGGCACGCCGCCCAGGGCCATGACCCCGATCAGCCCGTAGCCGGCAGCGCCCACCACTTCGTCGGGCAGGGCCTGGTAGACGTCCACCAGGCTGGAGACGGAGGTTTTGATGGCGTCCACGGCCTGATGGGTCTTCTGGTCGATCAGTTCCCGGTTGGCGCGCACCCAATTCAGCATCTCCACGGACAGGGCGGCGATCTCAGGCGAGAACTCGGCCACCGTGCCCACCAACTGGGTGCGCAGCACACGCTCCAAACGGGTCAATTCGTCGTTGGCCTTCTCGGAATTGCGGATCAGCTGCTCGTCCAGGACCAGACCCAGGGAGTGGGCGTCCTCACGCATCTGGTTCAGGGCGCCGCTGCCGCCGCGCAGCATGTTCACCAGGGCCGCGCCCTCGGAGTCGAACAGCTTGAAGGCGATGCGCAGGGCCTCCTGATCGCTCTCGGCGTTCTGGATGACGTTGGAGAAATCACCCAGCAGATCGATGTTGGAACGCATCTGCCCGTTGCCGTCGCGCAACTGCACGCCGTACTGCTTGGACACGGCAAGCAGCTCGCCCGTGCCCTGGGCCACCTCGCCCAGGCGACGCGAAAAGCGCTGCATACCCATGTCCAGCTGGGCCTGGGCCACGTTGTTCAGTTCGGCGGCGTAGCGCAGCTCCTGCAGCTGGTCCGTGGTGAAGCCCACCTTGTCCGCCACCTTGCCGATCTTGTCGGCTGCGGACAGGCTCTCCTTGGCCACGTAGGCCAGGCCCAGGCCCGTGGCCATGACCCCGCCCACGGCCAAAGCCCGGCTGCGCACACCCTCCAAAGACATCTCCACCCTGCGCATGGTGGACGTGGCCATGTCCCGGGCAGAGATGATGATCCTGGTCTCAAGGCTGCTCATGCCGCCCCCTTCTGTTCTTTGCCGAGTCCGGTTGCGCAGGTACGTAAAACGCGATAACGGTTTGCTAAAGAATAGGGGGTGGAGATGCCGCAGGATCCTGCACCGACATACGCAGAGCAGCGCGCCAGGGACGACGCCCTGGCCCTTGTGGAACGCCAGCGCCGCGCCGACGAACAGGCTGCCCTGGATCGCGCGCCGGCCCAGAAGGTGGTGCTCACAGGTGTGCGCCTGCCCTTCAAGGATGTCCTGACCCTGGCCGTGCAGGTCGGCATCGCCGCCATCCCGGCGGGGGTCATCGTGGCCCTGGTCTGGGGCCTTGTGGCCCGCGTGCTGCTGGGCAAATGATCCTGACTCACTCCTCCCTTTCCGCCATCTGCCTGAGCACGCTGTGCTCCAGGGCCCGCAGCTTGGAGAGCAGCCCGGGCGTGACCTCGATGTCCAACACCTCGGCCAGCTTCAAAGCCGCCGGGAAGTCCAAACCCACCGGCCCCATGCCGCCCATGCGCCACTGGGTGCGGGCATAGCCCCACAACGCCCAGGCCTCGGCATTCTCGGGCAACAGGGTGGGGGCTTCGGTGGTCCATTGGCAGTTTGCGCATTGGGCTTTTCCCGCTTTTTCGCACGTCTTGCAGTAGGCTATGCGGTCTGGGTCGGCGCGGTATTCCCAGACCTCAACAAGTTTTTTTCAGGCTCCGGCGAACCGTAGGTGTAGGCCAGGGTGACCTGGTAGACGGCCAGCACGTCGTGGTTGCCCATGGCCTCGAACTCTCCGGCCTCGAACCGCTGCGGGTAGGCCCGCCTGAGCAGCTCGTCCACCTGATCCTGGGGCTCGTAGTCGCCGCCCTGTTCCACGTACTGGCGCTGGGCCGCCCGCTCCTGGTCCTGCCACTGGGTAAAGGCGCGAGCCTCGGCCCTGGTCAGGGACCGCACGTCAAAGGATTTGCCCGCGTCGGGCAGGGTCATGGTGTACATCCGGCCTCCTTACGCTGCGGCGTGCTCGTCGCTGTTGGTCAGGGTAAAGACCACCACGGACTCGTCCGCATGGTCGTGGTGATAGGCCACGAACGGCAGCTCCAGGCGAATGCCCTTGGGCCCCTCGATGCCCGGGGTGTTCATCTCGAACTGCAGCTCGTTCACGGCGATCTTCAGGATGCTGCTGGTCCCGCCGGTGATCGTGACCTCCAGGCTGCTTTCCGTGGAATTCACGGCCTTGGTCAGCAGGGTCAGATCCTCGAACAGGAACACCGCGCGCCCGGTGACGGCCAGCTGCCCCTCGGGGATGTCGCCGCGGATGCCGCCAGTGGCGATGACGCTCTGGTCCGTGTCCAGGCCGAAGTTGATATCCATATCCAAAGACACGCAGTTGGCCACGCTGACCCCGCCTTCCTTCAGGGCGGCCTGGAAGTTGTTCAACCTGGCCATGGACACCTTGGTGGCGGCGGCGTGATAGGCGACGGAGCCCACTGTCTCCTTGGCCCCTTCCACGCTCATCTCGGCCAGCAGCTCGCCGTCACCGCCGAACTTCAGCCCCAGGCTGGCGATGCGGCAGCCGTTCTTCTTGGAGTAGCTGGGCGTGCTGGTGCCGTACTGGGTCTCCAGCACCAGGCTGGGCATGTCGTCGCCCACGGCAAAGACATGCACGTAGGGGCCTGTGCCCGTGGTCGCCGGGTCCCCGAACATGGCCCTCAGCCAGTACCAGAAGGCCCTGGAATCGACGGGCACGGTCAGCCCGCCGGCCACGGAGGTGTTGCCGTCAAAGGGCTGGGCCGGGTTGCGGCTGCCGGTGATGGTCGCCGGGCTGTTCTTGGCCCGCGAGCCCTTCACCGTGCAGGTGTTGATGGGCATCAACAGCCCTGCCGGGGTGCCGGGGTCCTGTCCGAAGGTCGTCTCGAAATCCAACAGCAGCTTGCTTTTGTAGCCTCGGGCCTGTGCCATGTCTCCTCCTACCAGGTACGGTCGCCGTCAGAGACGACCTCGGTTGCGGTTGTGATGCTCAGATACTTGATCACCAGGGGGTAGAAATCGTCGATCAGCTCCCCCTGGACCCGCTGCGGGAACCAGTCCGTCCCGGCCAGGCAGTTCAGGGCCAGGGCCGCCAGATGCTCGGCCTGGGTCTTGGCGGCGTAGGTGATCAGCCGGTCGTCGTCACCACTCTGGCCACGTCCACCCTGCTCGGAGTAGACCCCCACCCGCAGTTCCAGGGAGTAGGAGAACTCTTCCGAGAACAGACCCGTGTCGTCGGCCTCGGGATCGATGACGATCAACGGACAGTCGCCCTTGCCCGGGCGGTTGCGCGGGTCCATGCCGTCCAAGATCGTGGGGCGCTTGCCAAAGGTCGTTTCGCACCAGGCGTTGATGGCCGCATCGGTAAGGAGCGCAGCCGCCCACGCGGCGGAAATATCAGTCAGCTTCGGGATCTGCATCTGCTTCTCCAGCCATCACGGCTTCGCCTTCGACATCGATCTCGACCATGTGGCTCATCACGAGAATAATCTCCTGCCCGTCTGGTGTTAGGCGGACGTGCGCCTCCTTGACCCCGTCCACGATCTCGCCCGTGGCGGTGTTGACAACCTTGTTCATGAAGCGGTTGCCTTCCTTCTTTGAAATCACTTTGACTTTCATGCGGTCCTCCTACCTCGAAAAATTCTTGTACACGTAGGCCGTGGCCTGGGTGGAAGACAGGCCCTTGATGTAGGCATGGATGCGCAGCTCCATGCGGGTCAGCATCTCGCCGCGCTTGCGCTCGAACAACGGGCGCACCAAAGGCTTGGGCGCGGCATCGAGAACCGTGGTGGACTTGGAGATGGGCACCCCGGCCGCCCAGAACATGCGGCGCATCTTGGGGGTCACGGGCTGGCGGCGCATGAACGGCCAGCGCAGCTTCGCCCCCAGCAGGCCCCCTTGCAGCATCCGGGCGTAGGCCGCCGACGAATCCAGAAAGCCCACCTGCAGCTGCATCTTGTTGGGCTCATAGCGGTAGGCCACGCCGCCCTTGCCGTGCAGCCTGCCGGATCCGAAACCCTCCACGCGACCGATGCGCGATCCACGCCTGGTCAGCGGGGAACTGGAGCCCAGCGCGGCTGATAGACTTCCGGCCTCGTGGGTGGCGTCGCTTTTCCATTTTGACTTGAACTGACTGCGGCGCAGGCGGTCAAAGGGCCGGTACTGCGAGACCTTGGACCGCTCCCCCCAGTGTCGGCCCACTGTGCGCCCGCCCGAGCGCATGGCCCGGCCATGCTCCGCCTTGAGCCAGTAGCCCAGGCTGCGCAGGGCCCGGCCAAACTCCTTGGGGAAGGTCCTGGCCCAGGCGGCCATGAACGGCCCGGCCTGGTCCTCGATGCGGATCAGGCTGCCGTCCGTGCTGCCGGGCAGCTTGGAGGAAAGGGAAGGGCTTACCAGGGTCATTTCAGCCCCCGCTCGTCCGTGCTGCACCAGAGCCGGAACATGGCCCCGCACATGACTGGTCGCACTTGGCGCACGGTCCAGGCCTCGCCATCCAGGGCCACGGTGTCCGCGTCCTTTGCCGGGCGGGCGGCCAGGTCGTCCACATGCACCAGCAACACGATCCAGCGGCCCTGGGCATAGCCGAATTCCGGCGACAGACCCGTGGGCGCGGCCCCGGCCAGATCGGCCCCCAACTCGGACACGATCACGGATACGGCAGCCCCCGTCCCACCCGACGGCGCGTAGCTCGCGGGCTGCCCCAGGTCACTCAGGATGGCCCGGGCGTCGGTCTTGAAGACCTCCAGCATGGGATGCGCCATCTACTTTCCGCCTCCAGGCTTCAGGTTCCCGTCGTCCAGGCGGGTCAGGAACTTGGCCATGCGCCTGTCGGCAAACCACCAGGTCACGCTGGACACGGTCAAATAGACCACGATGGAGACCACCTTCCAGAAGATCTCAAAGGCGTCCACGGGCGTCAGGGTGCTCATGCTGGCCTTTTGCACGATCTGCCAGGCCATCCAGGTCACCCAGGTGGTGCAGCCCACCAGATAGAAGGTCAGGGCCGGGCGGGTGAAGCCCTTCAGGATGTCGATGAACCCGAAGCCCAGGCACAGCAGCAGCCCGGCGGGCACGGTCAGAAAGTTCAGCTTGCCCTCGTGCCCCAGCAGGGCGTCCATGTAGCGCTCCCCGAACAGGTTCTTGCCCGCCTCGCGCTGACTTATCTGGTAGGCCTCGGCGTCCGCCAGCTGCAGCTCGCCCTCGGTCTTGACCTCGGCCACCCGGATGTTGGCCTCGGTCTCGGCGATCATGGCCGTGGTCTCGGCCTCCACCATCCGGATCTCGTGCTCGCGATCCTGAGCCCGGGCCTCATTCTTGAGCTTCTGCATCTTGTAGTTGGTCACGGCGGTAACGATGGGCCCCACCAGGCCCGTGAACACCCCGAGAAATCCCTCAAGCAACATTGGCGAATCCTCCGCTGACGATCAGTTGAAATTCCTGGCCCCCCAGGGCGTCCACAAGACGGCGCACCGCCGGGCGGGAACTCAGCACCGCGCGCTGGCCCTGGGCCACCCCGCGCGCCAGGCCCAGCAGGATGCAGCCGTGGGAGTTGGTGCGCAGGCCCTTGGTGCTGTCCCCGGCCCAGTTCCCGGCGTGCATCAGGATGTAGCTGCGCCCGGCCACCTCCATCACGTGGTAGGTCCGGCCAAAGCGCTGGGACTGCCGGATACGGCAGGGGTAGGTCCCGTCCGGGATGCAGGAAAGATTGCTGGCGTTGCCCCGCCAGGGCAGTTCCATGGTGAACAGGGCCAGGCCCAGGGCGGGGATCTTCAGCTGGCCCTCGGTGCCCTGGTCGCCCGTGCGCTGGCGGATGAGTTGCGCGGTCAGCATTTGCGCCTCCCGTAGAGCAAGGGCCGGGTCACGTGATCGTAGACCGCAGCCACCCTGTCCGCCGCCCGGTGAAGCCACGCCCCCAGGGATTGGACCCTGTCGGCCAGGCCGTGCAGCCGACAACGGACGTGCTGCCCGTTCAAATGGTGCTGCAGCCAGGAACGCACGCGGCCCATGTCAGTTCCCTCCCTCGTTCAGCAGCTTGGCCTTTTCCTCGGTGGGGATGTCGCTGCTGTAGGTGATCAGAGCCTTGAGCAGGGAGAACTGCTTGGAGTCGCGCTTGTCCGCGTCGTCCAGGCGCTTGTCGACCACGGTGTGGCGCTCGCGGCACTGCTCGCAGGACACGAATCTGAGGCGCGTGGCCTGGTGCACCACAATGGCCACCACGCCGGACACCAGGGCCCCTCCCATCACGATCTCCGCAGGCGTCAGTTCCACATCCGTGTCCCCCGGGGTTGCAGGATGCCCGGGCCTGGGGGCCCGGGCCTTGGCTGTTAAGCGTTGAAGTTCAGTTTCACCAGGCAGCTGGTATCCTCGGCCGCGGCCGCGACAAAGAAGGTGCCCACCAGGGTGTTACCGCTGGCCACGGTGCTCATCTCCCCCGAGGACGCCACGAAATAGGCCTTGGCCCCCTGGCTGGCCACGATGGTCGCAGCCTTGGGCAGCTCGTACACGCCCTGGGTGTCCAGTTCTCCGGTTTCGCCCACGGGGATCTCGCCCTGGGCCACGCCCAGGACTGCCCCCACCAGCACGGGCTGGCCCGAGGCGATGGCCGCGCCCGTGGCGTTGGCATAGGGCATCATCCGCCCGTCAACGTAGATTCGATTGGTCGCCATGGTTCCTCCTTCAAGGGCTGGCCCGGCGGGGGATTCCCGCCGGGCGTTGGGCTCAGGGTTACTCGGCCGGGACCTTGTACAGGCCGCGGAAGTCCATCACCCCGCAGCCGAAGTCATGGGTGATCTCGTAGCCGATGCCGTTGCGGCCAAACACGTCCTGGTCGCGCACCCGGGGCTGTTCCACCCCGTCCAGATACGCGGCCTCGATGGTGTCGCCCTGGGTGGGGTCGCAGGCCAGGTACCAGGCCAGGCCCGACTTGGCGTCCAGCCTGGGGTCGGACACAGGGGTCAGCTTGGCGGCAAAGGGGTTGTGGGTGCCTGCGGGCTTGTTGTCCTCGGGCAGGGTGCTGGAGCGCAGGATGATCTCGGTCTCGGTCTCGTAGTCCACGGGCACGATGATGAACCTGGGCGTCAGGTCCAGGATCTCCTGGCCGCTGATGTCCCTTTGCTTGCGCATGGCCGCGCGCGCGGCCTTCAGGCTGTCCTTGTCCGGGGCGGCCGCGGCGCTGGCCAGGTTGCCGTGGTCCGAGTGGAACAGGGCCTTGCCGTCGTTCATCACCGGGCCCCCGCACAACAGGTCATAGACCATGTCCGCTTCCAGTCGCCTGGCCGCCGCGCCAAACAGCACGGGCATGCGCGAAAAGGCCCGCAGATCGTCGTTGATGAACATCTCGCGCGACAGATAGACCACCTTGCCGTGGGACAGCAGGCGATAGGACTCCCCGCTGTCCGAGAACACGCCTTCCTTGTACTCGCCGTTCTCGCGCACCAGCTCCAGCTTGGGCGCGGCCGACAGCTGCACCCCGTGCATGGGCCGGAAATCCGTGGCCGAGCTCACATTGACCCAGGCCCTCCAGGTGGCCGGGGCGGCCAGATAGGCCCCCAGCAGGCGCTTGTGGGTCACGTCGCGGAAGATGGACGGGAAGTCGCTGCTGTGCTGGGCCAGGGTGGCCCGGCCCAGTTCCCGCCACAGCTGGTCGCGGCCCATGCGCAGCACGCCCTTGATTCCTGCCTGGTGCAGGCTCTCGCGGGCCAGACCGGCCAGGGACAGGCCGCGCAGCTCCTCGGCCCCTGGCGCGGGCCGCTCCAGGGCCATGCCGCAGCGCATCAGCTGCGCGTCCACGGCCGCAGCCCGGAACTTGTCCGCGTGGCTGGGGCCTTGTTCCAGCTGACCCAGGCGGGTCCCGGCTCCAAAGGGCTGGTGGGCAGGTCGGCTGGCCGCCTGCTGGAACAGGGCCTGGTTCACGGCCTTGAAATCCGCCTGGGGCCCGGCCTGGGCAATGGCCTGGCTGACCTCGCCCCGCGACAGGCCCAGGCCCTCGCCATTGGCGTGCAACAGGTCCACATCCCCGGCGCTGAGCAGGGCCTGCGGGCCAGGGGCCCCGGGGTCCTGGCCCCCGGTCCCGGCCAGTTGGCCCTGGCTGTCCTTGAGCAGGGCGGTTTCCTCGTCATCCAGGGGCTTGTCCGGCTCCTTGAGCTGCACCGTGTCCAGGTCCAGCCCGGCCAAAAAGGCCTTGGCCTGCTCGTCGCTGGCGTCGGCGGACAGGCCCAGGCGCACCAACAGCGCCTTCAGTCGCTTGTTCATCTCGTCCTCCTGTGGGTTGCGGTTCCCGGTGCCGTCCGCCGACATGGCGATGGCAGCCGTCTCGTTGTCAGCCCCAAAGGGCAGAATGCTGGTTTCAAAGACCTCGGCCTGGCGCCAGATGCTCAAGGGCCCGACCTCGCTGCGGCCGTTGATCCGGGCCTCCTCCCCGGGGCCCAGCTCCTCCTGGCGCAACATGCGCACCCCCAGGCTGGCCTGAAAGGGAAAGCCCTCGTCGGCCAGATCCTGGACCTGGCGCGAGGCCGGGGTCACGGCGCTGAAGGCCCCGAACACCCCGAACCCGGCCCCTGTGGTGTCGGCCTTGTCGATGACCCCCACGATCTCGTCCCGCTCCTGGGCGTTGTGGTGGTACAGGCAGGGCACCTTGTCCCGGCTCAGGGCCAGGCCCGCCAGGTCGATGACGAACTCCCCGAACCAGGTCCGCACCCGCTTGCCCGTGTAGGCCAGGATGGAGAACCTCCGGGGCCCGTCCCCAGGGGCCTCCCCGGCCAGGTGCACGGCCGCGCTCAGGTGGGCGCAGCCCGTCTCGCCCGTCTCCAGGTGGGCCTGGTTCCAGGCCCTACTGGCCAGGGCCAGGGCCTGCTCCTCGCTCTCGCCTCGGGCCATGAGCTCGCGCACCTTGCGCCGCAGAAAGTCCTGCTTGGATTCGTGGGGTCTGGGCATCTAGTCCTCCTCCCGGGGCCGGGTCAGCAGCCCCTTGGCTTGCAGATAGTCGGTCTCCTCGGCCTGCTCGTCCGCGGCCTCGAAGAAGTTGTCCCCGGCCTCGGCCGCGATGTCCTGGCGGCTGGTGGTGCACATGGCGATGCGCTTTTCCGCGGCCGTGGCGTCGTTGCGCGGATCCACCCAGGGCCAGCCCGGCAGCAGCCATTTCACGGGCATCCCGGCCTCGGCCCCGGGCTCCAGCCCGCTCAGCTCCAGCATCCGGCACCAGCGCTGCCAGACCGGGCCATGGGCCCGGGCCAGCAGGTAAAACTGCTGCATGCGGTAGCCCCGGCGCTCGCCCAGGCTGCCGTTGCGCGCCGAGCTGTAGGTGGATCCGGCGTAGTCGTGGGAATAGGATTCGTAGGTCATGCCAAAGCCCGTGCTCTGGCCCTGCAGGGCCGCGCGCATGTAGGCCTCGTGGTCCGGCCCCGGCTGCGTGCTGGACACCACATGCGGCTCCAGGCCCGGGGGCAGCAGCTTGACCCCGCCGGGGTCCAGGGTCTCGGGCACCTCGCCCTTGTCCGCGGCCAGGCCGAACCCGGCCGGGGCCTCATCCTGGCCGTCCTGCAGGCCCAGGCCCGTGTAGTCGGCCATGTACTGGCTGGCGTTCTGGGTCTTCAAAAAGGTGCTCATGGCCGCCTGCAGCCGCGCGGTGATGCGCACGGCGGCCTCGTAGTCGTCCAGCTCGTAGCAATCCATGACCAGCGGGGCCAGCCAGGTCATGCCCCGGGTCTGGCTGGCGCGCACCCGCTCCCAGACGTGCAGCACCTGCTCCGCGGGCACGGCCACCGAGCGCTGCCACAGGCCCCAGCCATCCTGACCAGGGTGCTCGGGATAGAGGTGATAGGCCGCCACATGCCCCAGGGCGTCGAACTCGATGCCGTGCCGTGCCAGGTTGCCGTTGGCCAGGGTCCCGTGCACCGAGGTATCCAGATGGTCGAACTCCAGGGCCTCGATGCCCAGGGGCACGATCCCGGCCTCCAGCAGGCTGGGATCCACAAAGAACCTGAGCAGCAGGTTCCCGTCCTCCCAGCTGTGGCGCAGGATCAGCTTTTCCAGGCCCCACCAGTCCACGGCCCTGGCCCAGGCGGCCCAGTGGGCCTGGACGCGCTGGTTGCGCTCGGTGTCCTTGCGGCCGTCGGCCCGGCGGAACTGCACCTGGGGCCGGAACCCTCCGAACACCACCTGGGCCACGATCTCGCGGATGGCGCCCTGGATGCGGGTGTTGTTCCGGGCCAGGTCCCGGGCCCGGGCCACCACGGACTTGAGATCCCGCTGGATCAGGGCGTCGGCTGTCTGGCGCGAGGGCCGCTTGTGCCCCAGGGGCCCGTGCCGGGTGGCGGCCTCGTAGTGGGCCAGCAGCGCCAGGTTGGCGGCCCGGCCCTGGGTCCAGCGCAGGGCGCTGGCCGGGGCCACGGCGCAGAGCAGTCCGTTCACCAGCCGGGTCCAGCGGTGGTAGGCCTGCCCGTTCATGCCCGGCCTCCCCTGGTCCTGAGCACGCGCACCCCGCCCACCCGCAGCAGTGCCAGGCTGGCGCGCAGTTCCTCGATCTTGTCTTCCAGCCGGAAGAATGTGGCCCGGGTGTACTGCACCCCGTCCAGCTCATAGGACTGCGCCCCGTCCAGGATCCTGTCTCGGGCGGCGACGTACTTGGCCAGCTCGGCCTGCAACACGGCCGCATCAGACATAAAAACCCCCAAACTCGCGTGAATTTGGGGGCAGGATATACGCCTGGCTTTTTTCTAGGGAAGGGGGTCGAGACTACCAGTAGTCAATGACTACAGGGGAGAGAGGCAACGAATGCTAGGGAATGTAATCTTTGATCAGGTCTATGAGCTTCTCATGCAGGAGGGATCGGTTTTTGAGCTAGTTTCCCTTTTTTGTAGTCATCCCGATGTTTATTAATTTTTTTCCAATAATCACGATATACAAGACGCTCATTTTCAAGTTTATCTATTGTTGGCTGTGCATGCGCCCCGTCTGCATGGAGATGGCCTTCTATGTAGCGGCAAATATCTCCGTATTTAGCGCATATTTCATCCGCTATCTCATGGTCAAAGACGGCTTCTTTTAAATTCCCAGGTTTAATTTTTGGGTTGAACCTTGTTACAACGCCACCCAATATGCCGTCTACAATCATGGCTTCATAGCACGTGCGCAGCGCACTGAATCCTGACATCAATATCCTTTGTTTATTCTCGGGGTTCGCTATTGGTCTTGCCTCTTCGATAATTTTACTGACGATCTCTGCCTTTTTATGGGCGTATTTTTGTTCAAATGAGGGGCAGGCGTTGTTGTAGACTGCCCCTGGAATATCCCCTTCTCGGACGACCCAGCTGTGACAACAAGCAACCTCATGATTCTCTCGAGATTTCAATAGCAATGAAAGAAAATGTAAGTCATGTGTGAAAATTATGGATTGATGATTTTTGGCCTGCTCAACAAGTATGTTGGCAGTGGATTCCTTCCAGCCGTTGTCCAGGGAGTTGACCGGGTCGTCGAAGACCAAACAGCCGCAAGTGGGGTGTAGCGATATTTCCGCAAGAAAGTCTGCCAGGGCCACGGCCTTGCGTTCTCCTTCGCTGAGAACGTCAACAGCCGAAACCCCTCTCATAGCCTCGGCTTCTCCGGTCTCCAACTCGATTTTTCGCGTGGCCTTGCCCTTCGAAGCCTTCAGTTTGGGATGGATTCCCAGGGGGCGATGAAGCACGTCGAGATAGTGTTGGAAGGCCTCCATATAGTCACCGCCGATGAGTTCATTGAGCATTGAGGTGGACTTGCTGCTGATGTGCCTTGAATTGCCGCTTGAATCTTCAATATCAGCTGCGACTAGTAACCTGTTTGCATGATTTTCCACCTCGTCCCATATCTCGGCGAACTTGACCCTGTGCTCCAGGGGCAGGATCTGTATTTCAAGCTCTTTGATCTCCTTGCTGGTGTCCTGCTTTGCCAGGGCTTCCAAGTCCATGCCGAAGCCCTGGATCAGGCTGGTGACTTTACCCGCAGGATTGGCCGGAAGAGCGGTGAACGCCTCGTGTTTCAGTGTGTCAGCAGCCGCCAGCAGTTCTGTCTTCAGTGTCGCGCAGGCTTCAAGATAGGTGCGTATCTCGTCCAGCAATGGGTTTTTTGTGTCCCTCAGGTGCTGGTGCAGGACCGAGTCTTCTCTCAGCAGGTTCGTGTTGAGGGATTGAACCTGTTCCCGTTGCCGAACTAAGGCCTGCTGTGCTTGGTTGAAAGTCTTCTGGGTCTCGCCTTCCAGGTACTTCCACAGGGATGTGAATCGCTCCAGGGCCTCTTCGCCCAGGGGTTGCCCGCACAACAGGCAATGGTCCTCGGGCTGGGGATATGGTGTTCCTCGCTGTTCTGCCTCTTCCTCGCCCAGCGCCTTGGCTTGGGCCATGAACTGTTGCCAGGCCTTGGAACCCACGGTCGTGAAGAATTCACTTTTGAACTGCTTGGCCCCGGTGGCCTTGGCCAGGGCCAGGGCCTTTTTCAGGCCTTCCATCGATCCCACGAGCGTGCTGACCTTCTCCTCGCTCAGTCCCACCTGAATCTGGTCGAGTCCTGTTTGTAAGGTTTCGGCCTGGACCCTGAGTTGGTTGACGGCCTTGGTCTTCTTGTCGATGTCCAGGGCTTCAATAGCGGCGAGACTCTTTTTAAGGGTAGCCAACTCTTGCTGCTCCGGCTCCGATGGCGTGGCCAGCTGCTTCAGGGCTTTGAGATCTGTCTTGGCGGACAGCTCCCTGAGAGCCTTGGTGACCTCTGATTCGCCAGCAAAGTGCCGCAAGAACTGATGGGGGGTGCGCAGTCTCTCTGTCTCGCCCTTGAGCAATTGTCTGACCGCATCGGTCTCAGCCACCAGTCGCTCCAGGGATTCCAGGCTGGCCGGGGTGAACGAGAAGTCATTCTCCTTGAGGTGCTGCTCCACACTGGTGGAATCAAAGACATGCACAAAGGAAAGATCCGGGCTGGGGCCATTGCAGGAGTAGGCAACAGTGTTCTCCTGGCCGGCTTCATCCTGAATGATGAAGTCCGCCCTGGGCACGCATCTGGAGCATCCGGGCTTGGTCACGTTGGGCAGCACTCTTTTGTCGCCGCGGGAATTGCCCGCGCAGGCCAGCACTCTGGCGTATCCGGATTTTCCGGCGCCGTTGTTGCCGAAGATGACCGTCAGCCTTGGGCCGAACTCGATGCGCTGCCCGTCTGCCAGGCGGTTCACATCCTGGACATTCTCAATGGCCTTGAGTCGCCAGGTCTGGTGGGCGTCTTCCTCTCTGATCTCGGGGAAGTCGATATCTGGCTTCTGCGCGAATTTTTCAGGATCAAAGAGTTCGTGGAGGAAATATTGACGCGCTTGATTGCGTTCCGTGTCTGTAATGGGCTGGCCTTTGAGAATGCGCTCAAGTAGGTACTGTTCCCAGTATTTTAAGTTGTCTTTGGCCCAGGTGATGATCTCGGCTGTTGCGTTCGGCATAGTGACCCTTCCCGTGTTTTGATATCAGCTTTCCCATACCAGGGCTGGGAGGGGTGTCAATATTCTTTCAGCTTCAACCTTGCCGAGTGATTCGCTCGCCTTCTCACCCCTCCATCTCCACGCTCTTCACGGCCTTGCCCATCCCGGCCAGCACGCATCCTGGATTTTGGCAGCGGTGCCAGCGCACCCGCGCCGCCCCGTCCCAGGGCTTGGTCACCGTCACCCGCAAACGCTGCCCGCACATGGGACACCTGGCCCCGTGCCTGGAAGAATAGGTCACGCCGTCCTCGGCCCTGGCCACTGCCGTGATGATCGCCCGCTGTATAGCTCTGGACATCTGCCTTGCCTCTCTGTAGCAAAATGGGACTAACTATATAAAAGAGGGGGGTAAGATGTTTGATAAAAAGGAAAAGCTCCTGTTCTACATGGATCGCATCAAACACATCGAGTATCAGCAGGCCGCCTGTATGGGCTTCTATTTTGCGGCCCTGGCGTATTTACTCCAGGGGCAACTGAAGTATGATTTGTCCAGTGTCCTGCTCTACGGCCTGGTCCTCGGTGGTCTGTCCATCGTCCTTTGTCACATCGTCATCTGGGGGCTCACCTACGCCGAGCTCACCGTGGAGTGCGAGGGAGAAGGCTTCGCGCCTCTTTCCCGGGGCTTTGCAAAGCCTGCCATGCGTCGCTCATTCTATGTGGTCACATTCTTTCCCTTGCTGATGACTCCGGGCATCCTGATGGTGGCGGCCTGCAAGGCCATGCAGCATAGGCGTACCTTCGATGCCGGATGCCTAGCCGCGGTAATGGCTTTTGCCCTTATCCTCTGGTATTTCCTCATCCTCTGGGCGCCCATGCGCGACCTCTTGCGCAAGCCCCAGGCCACAGCCCCTAAGTCCTGAGCGCCCCGAGCCCGTCCACAAAGGGATTGGCCTTGGCCTTTCTGGCCCTGGCCTGCTTTCGGGGTTGCTCGGCCTTTGGCCGGCGGCCCTTGATGCGCAGCCAGTGCGCGCCCACCAGGCAGAGCAGGCTGGCGTCCCAGGCGTGGTTGGCCCGGTGCTCCGGGCAGACCCAGCGCCCGGTCTCGTCATCCACATACTCGGCGCACATCTGGCGCGCCCATTCCAGGCTCATCTCGGCGTTCATGCGCCAGGCCCCGGGGTCATGGCCCTTGATCTCCAGCCGGGCCGAGAGGCTGTCCTTGAAAAACTGGTTGGACCACAGCACCAGGCGCAGGCCCCCGGGTAGGGCCTTGCCCGATCCCGGGTAATACTCAATGGGGCGCGAGAGCCGCGCCGGGGACTGCGGATCCCGCTCGCCCTTGCAGGCCACCACCCGGCCCCGGTTCAAGCGGGCATAGTCGTAGACCTCGTCCGTGCGGTGGCCCATGGCGTCCACGAACAGGGCGCGCACCGCATACTCCCGGCCCTGGGCATCCAGGTAATTGGCCTCGTCCCCAAACATCACGGCGTGCAGGTCCTCCAGGCTGGTCACAAACCCGCTGCGCACCTGCCAGCTGTCCAGGCCCATGCCCCAGCCAAAGGCCCGCACCTCATACCACCAGCCATTGTCCTGGGTGTCGGCCCCGCCGATCAGACAGCTGACCACGTCCCCGCCCGGCACCATCAGCTCCGGGCGTTCGTCCCTAAGCTCCAGGATCCTGTCCTCGTCACGCACGGCCTCATAATCCACCCAGGGCTCGCCCTTGTAGTTGTTCATGAAGTCCTTGAGCGCGGTCTTCCAGCCCGTGGGGTTCACCTTGCGCTGGCCCTTCAAAAACGCCGCCGCGATCTCCGACAGCCCCATAAAGGTCGAGATCCAACCCGGCACCTGAAAGGCGATGGACTTGGGGTGCCTGAGGTTCAGGTGGGCCATCAGCTCCAGGCCGGACTCGGCCTCGCGCCACTGGCCCAGGCGCACGGCCCTGTCCCGGCCGTGGTCGTCCCAGCAGCTGCCGCAGTGCTCGCATACGTACCAGGCCAGGTTCTCGGCCGCGATGCGCACCGGGTCGCGCGTGGTCTCGGGCCAGCGGATGCGGTCAAAGCCCATCACCTGCCACATCCCGCAGTCCGGACAGCGCACCCAGTAGTCGTAGCGGTACTGGGCCTGTTCATAGGCCTGGCTGATGGCCCCGGACTCCACCGTGGGGGTAGAGATCTTCCAGCAATGGCGGTAGCCGCGATAGGTGGTCAGGCGTTTCTCGGCCAGTTTTTCCGGGCTGGTCTCGCCCTTGGCCGCGCGTAGCGGGTACTTGTCCAGCTCGTCCAGCACCAGGTGCTTCACGGGCTTGTTGCCCAGGCGCGACACCGAATGAGCCCAGGCCAGGCTGATCACCATGTGCCGCAGCTTGATGCGCTTGGTGCTGCGGTCGTCGGCGTACCCGGTCAAGTGGCTGGCCAGCCGGCGCGAGGATTCGATCATGGGCAGGATCCGATCCCGGCTGTTGTCCTCGGCCGTGTCCTTGTCCGGGAACACGTACATGCACGGCCCGGGGTCGCGGTCGATGGCATAGCCCACGCAGGTGTGCACGCATTCCGACATCCCCGACTGCACGGACTTGCGCACCACCACGGTCTCCACCCCCGGGAAGAACGAGGCGTCCATGATCCCGCCCTGATAGGCCACGGTCTCGGGCCGCCAACGCCCGGGCAGCACGCTCTCGCTGATCACCCGGTGCCGCGCCGCCCACTGGCTGGGCAGGATCCTGCGTCGCTTCCTCAGCACCCGACGCTCGCCCTGGGTGAACCGCGCCCAAAGCGCCCCTTGCCTGGCCCGGGCCAGGACCACCGCGCCCATCTCCTTGGGCATCCAGCTTGGCAGCTGGCGCACGGCCAGGGCCCGGCCCCGGCCAATGTCTTCAAGCCAGTTCCGCATCAGGGTCCACCAGCACCTGGAAGCTGTCCAGGTTCGCGTATTCGTTCATCAGTCCGTCCAACTGCTCAAAGATCTGGTCCTGCAGCTCGCGCACCTTGGTCGGGTTCCCTTCCACCAGGAACACCCAGTCGGCCAGGCTCTCCTGGAACATCCGGCGCAGGCCCGCGTCCAGCAGCAGGGCTCGCGAGGCCAGCTCCTGCTCCAGGTCCTCGCGCGGGATGTACAATCCCTGCTCCCGGTCACGCTTGAACTCCTCGCGGTCGGCCTGGGCCTTCAGGCGTCGCAGTTCTTCGGACTGGCGGCTCAGGGACAGCTCCGTGATCCTGGGCTCGCCGTCCGGGCCCATATCGGAAACTTTCTTTAATCTCGCCCATTTGATATAGGACTGCACGGTGTTCAGGGGGATGCCCCCGTCCTTGTCCCTGGCCAGAAAGGCCTTGTCGTGCTGCCCATAGATCTTGGAGCGCGAGACCTTGTAGCCTTCTGCCTTGAGGTGCCCCAGGACCTGATTCAAATTCTGACCTGAATCCGTGAATAAGTGTTGCCAACGTTGTTGGCTCGAAATTTCAACCATATTTTTCGAAAATCCAGGCGACTTTCGACCTGAAAATTTTCAACTGAAGGACCATTGTCGCTTCGCAAG